TGCCGCCTTAGTCTTGCCGCCTAAAAACTTCACCTTGCCAGCCTCATCCAGATCAGCAACCCACTCAAAAGCGGTTTCACTTCCACTGGCTACTCCAGGCAACTCTTCCTCATAAGCCACTGCACAGCGACACATAGGATGAGCAGGCGGCAAAAATACACCATTACTAAACCTCTGCTCCAGAGCTACAGTTTGACCCTCTACAGCACCACAGCGGGGACATGTCCTCTCATCATCAGCCGTCAACCAAACCTTCTTACAAATACCAATATAGCCTCTAGCTTGCGCATACTTTAGCGAATCATAAGCGCCTTGGTTATAAGCAGTTGCAAGCTCAGTTCTGGCAATAACCATAGCCCTATAGCGATGTTGCCTAGCCGCATACCGAATAGCCGACTCCCGCGCCTGCTTATCCAGCGCCGCATTGCTCAGATAAGGATTAGACTCAGCCAGAGACTGCCACACCGTCTGATAATAATTGACATTCGCTATCGTCTGCGGCCTAGTCAAACCGATAAGCGGACGCATAAGCATAGCCAAACTATCAGCCGTCATATTTTGGTAAAGACCACGCTCAATAACAGCATTTAATGCCTCCCGCTGAGTATCCAGCATAGCCGTAACAAACTCGGCACCATGGGCACGCGCATACTTCTCAGCCGCTTCCCACATGAGAGCATACTCTGTAGCGGTAACTCCTAAAGAGGCAGCTTGCTCCGTAGCGGCAACCGCCATAGCTTCTCGCCACTGTGGTGCTAACTTATCGTTTACAAATCCAGCATACTCCTCCTGCCACTGAGCCAGCATCTGACCATCGATTTCACCCCGCAGTAATGCCTCTCTGAGTTCTGCATAAGTAATAGCGGCCTCTTGTTCCCCCCAAAAACCAATCAGCCAACGCACAGTCTTTGGTTCCTCGGCATCCAAAAAAGAACGCAAACGCGCTAAAACGTCACTGCTTGAAGAAGCAGTCTTAAACAGAGGGACACACTGGCTCGAGTGATGGACGCGCCGACTCCGTCTAAGCGCTGCTATCCACCCCATGAGCTACTCACCTGTCGTAGGTGGTTCGTCCTGCTCTTGCCCATCAGGAGATTTTGGCTTTGGCTTATAGCCATTCGACCGCCCACCCATATAAGCGGCCTCATCATCAATCTCCGGCAGATCTGCCGCCATGCGCAAATAATCCTCCATACCACCGTCCGGCGTAATAGCCCCTACCCCGACCATATCCTTCACAAAACCGCCCAACTTAGCCAGATCAGGCGTCTCAATATCACCATGAATCAACTCTGGATAGGCAGTTATCCCCTTAAAAACATCACCGTTCACTGCCAGTAGCCGAGGAATACCCTGACTATTCACTACCTCACAGATCAAATCCAGATAAGTGCCTAAAGCCACCCCAAAAAGCTCAGTTTTATCACTGGACAGCGCAAAACTCCCCACCTGCTCATGACCCAGAAACAAGAAATCAGACATCATAGTCATAGCTATCCCGTTATTATAGCGCTGAATAACAGCATTGGTATCAAACTGACGTTTGCCCCCGGTAGAAGCCAGCTCAAAAGTCCAGCCGAAAGGAAGCACTATCCCTTCCCGTTCATCACGGCGCACATTGCTCACTATACGCTCCGACATAGCCAGTAGACCCGTCATCTCCGCATCATTTTGATCCCACAAATTGAGACCTTCCGGCGGCTGTAACACCGGCAGTCCAGCCAAGTCACGTTCAATGCCTATACCCTCAATCTCCTGAATACGCCTTTTAAAATACCAGGACAGATAGGCGTTTCTAAGCAGACTCCTACCTTCGGGATTAGCCTTACGGCTACGCGTCTTAAAATGCAATGCCTTCTCAATAGGTATCAAAACCGGATCAAAAAAAGGCGGTGCACATTGCACCAACCCCAGTAGATTATCAGCATCATCATAACGCCACTCCCATAGCGTATCCTGAGAACGTATAGGCAACTTACGCCAGCCTATCAAACCATCATCATACTTGCTCCTATGGGCTGGATTTGTATGAGTGCCCAGCCGCCTCTTATAGACAATCTCATGGAAGCTCCAACCAAAGGTCAAAAAAGAAAGCACCTCAGAGATAAAATCAGTCCAAGTCTCGTCCATATCGTACATACAGGACAAAACAAATTCTGCCGCTTCTCTATCCGCCTTACTAGTGCCGCCCTCCTTCACATCCCAAGACACCTGTCGCATGAGCATCTCCACAGCAAAGAGCGCCGCGCCTATCACATCATCATTCTCCGACATCTCCTTGTACACTTCCACACCCCGGCGTCCTTGCAATTGACGCAAGAACTCCTCATGGAAAACACCACTGCCCGGCCCCGAACCAAAACGCTGTTGTCCCAGACGCCCGTACTCATTAAACAGTTTAGCCATCGTATAATATCTCCTTTCACAGCCGCCAATAACTCTCCTTGACTAAGCCCGCGCCCTCATCGGTGAACATAACCGGCTGCTTATCCATCAAATACAAAATACCCTGAACTAACGCGTCCACGGTATCTTTATACTGACTATTGGGGAATTTTAGCAGATCATCTATCAAATCGCCTTTCCAAGGCGCATAATCCGGAAAATATACATTGCCAGCCTCAAAATATGGCGCTACCGAAAGCGCCCTATCCTCCTTGCTCCCTTTAGGATTAAACGGAATCATGCCCGGTAAATCCTTCTGCAAATAATTAATAATAGCCGGGCCATTAGCCTTATCCTCAACCACTTTAGCCCTAGCTTTAGGATGTTTAGCCGAAAGCGCTTTAATAGCGGTAATGCTATCAGTGAAACTCATCTTATCGTTGACCAAATCTATAATAAATATCTCAGCACCCTTTCTGGCCATAATGATACCAGCGCATTTAGCGCTAGCCTCGCTATTCTTAAAGGGCAGATCCCAGGACTGAATCATCTGTGTCCCATCTGGCAGTTCACGGTAGCTCTTATTCAGCCACTCTCGCCTGAAAATAGTGCCGCCAGCCGGTTGAGGACGCTGCTGATACATAGCCGACCATTCATAAATACCCACCGTTGCCTTAACACTGCACAATTTACGATAATCCTGTTTAGCTGGCCAGAGAGCCTCATTGGCGGCGCGAGGATCGCGAGGGTGCCGCGTCTCCTCTTCGCAGAGTGCAGGAAGTGACAGCACTTCCCATTGATCTGCCTCTGGATTTACCCTAGCCAATTCCAAAAGCCGTCCGGCCAAATCATCTTCATGCCAGCGGGTCAAGATAAGCAAAATAACCGCATTCGTCTCTTGACGGCTGTACAAGGTGCTGGCAAACCAATCAAAAAGCTTATCACGCTGGAGAAGGCTGTTAGCCTCATCCCGATTCTTGATCGGGTCATCAATTATAATATATTCGCCGCCTCTGCCGGTTATGGGGCCGCCAACTCCAGCCGAACGGTAAACACCACGGTAGCCAACGATCTCAAACTCGTCTGAATTGCGCAGGTAAGTACCATGGGCAAGAGTGCGGATATTTTTGCCATAGAGCTGAGTATTGGGAAACAGTTTAGCATATAGCGGGCTGTCAATAACCCGTTGCACGCCTCTGTTCATCTTCTGCGCCAAATCAGCAGTATGGCTGGTTGCTATTATCTGTGCATTTGGATTGCGACCGAATATAAAGGCTGGCAGTTTTATACTGACCAGTTCGCTCTTACCATGGCGTGGTGGCATGAAAACCATTAAACGCCTAAGCTCTTTACTAACTACCCGATCTAGATATTCGCACAGCAATCTATGATGCCAATTGGTTTGATAGCCATCATGAGTATACTCAGCAAAGTCAAGCAAGCAGCGCCTAGCAAGTTCTTGGCGGACAAGTTCTCGGTCAGGTTTCCGGTTCATCAACTAACTGAGCCAAACGGCGCAGTTCCTCGGTGGTCAGTCCCTCATAAGGATTAACACTTAAATTAACTTGGCCGCTGAACCCTTGGCTATTCTCACTGCGCTCGGTAGCTTCGCCTCTGCTGAGTCGCTCCAGCTTTGCCGCCGTATCGACCAGTGTAGCGATATCGCGGGGTGTCATCGCGGAAGTTGGTAGCTGTTGCAAAGCATCTGCCGCCTTGAGCATCATTGTAGCGGCAATATCCACATGCTTTTTGTGCATAGCCGCAATCCCTTTGACCAGTTCCAGACGAGTAAGGCGATCCTGCTCATCTTCCCAAGCCTCTCGCCTTTCCTTCCAGTTAAAACGAGCCCCCCAACGTCTCACTAAACTGTAACTTTTTGTATACTTTTCAGCCACTGTAGCCATGCTGATTTTAGGCTGGGCATCGCGATAAAACGAGAAGGCTTTAAAAGCCTCGGAACCTTCTCCCGGTTGTCTTTCCCACGGCACTATAGCTTTATCTTTATTGCCCACAGACATCAACTCCGTTGAATAAAAAAACGCCCCCTGTTCAGGAAGCGTTCAACTGCTCATACCTATTTCAGTTTATATGATATCACAGATCGATATGACATTCAAGGACATTTTGCAATTTAGATCAAATTTTTAAGCCTGACAACCACTATAATCAACAACATGGTGCGATAACTTTTTTACCTTATTTACAAATAAATTGCAAAACAATAATACTTTTTGAGTTATGCAGTGTAATATGTTATTATA